GAGAGTTCAATCCATTATTTGCTAGGTCGGGCAAACCTACAGGGATTAGAATATATTAAGAACATGATAGTATTGAGGCAAAACTGTGTATAGCTCACTAAATATTTACAACCAGCCCATAACACAAGCTGCTACCACAGTTGCAAGCCCTAATGCGGCCTACCAGAGAATGAGTCAGTTCTGGGATTTGATAACAGATTTGAAGGAAGGAACATACAAGATCAGAAGTGAACACAGGAAATATTTACCACAAGAAAGTCGAGAGACGGACGATAGCTATGATGTCAGACTCAGCAGGTCGACAGTAGTTCCCTATCTGCAACGAATCGAGAAAATGCTATCAGGTATGTTGGTCAGGAAGCCAGTAAGACTTGATGATGTATCTGACTTAGTAAGAGAACAGTTGTTTGATGTTGACCTTGAGGGTAATGATCTTAATGTTTGGTTATACAACACAGCAAGACTAGCAATCAGCTTTGGTCATGTTGGAGTATTAGTTGATGCACCAAAGGAAGGGGACAAGACCAGACCATATTGGGTGACATATACACCAAAAGACATTCTAGGATTTAGGTCTGAGATCATAGATGGTGTAAGGCAACTCACACAGTTGCGTTTATTGGAACAGGTTGTTGAGCCAGATGGAAAGTATGGTGACAAGATCATTAAACAGATCAGAGTATTAGAAAGGGGCAGATATGAGATCCATAGAAAAGATGAAAAGAAGGGTGAATATAAATTGTTTGATGAAGGTGAAATGAGCCTTAAAGACAAGATTCCCTTTGCTATTGCTTACTCCAACAGAGTTGGTTACTACGAAAGCCGCAGTCCTTTGTATGACATTGCAGAACTAAACCTCAAGCATTACCAGATACAGTCTGACTTAGATAATATCTTGCATATCAGTTCTGTTCCCATGCTTGCAGTCTTTGGCTATCCAAATGCAGATGAGATAACAACAGGCCCAAATGAGGCACTATCATTGCCACCTGAGTCACGTATGGAATATATCAGCCCATCTGGTGATAGCTATGACAGCCAGTTCGCAAGACTGAAAGATATTGCAGAACAGATTAATACATTGTCACTAGCCGCAGTACTTGGACAGAAGTTAGTAGGAGAGACAGCAGAGGCCAAGAGGATAGATAGATCACAAAATGACAGCACAATGATGGTTATTGCACAGCAAATGCAAGACTTGATTGATAACTGTTTGAAGTTTCATAGTGAATATCTCAATGAACCTAATGCTGGCAGTAGCTTTGTAAACAGAGACTTTGTAAGTGCAAGACTAGAACCACAAGAAATTACATCATTGCTTACATTGTTTACTGCTGGAACTATCAGTCAGGAAACTTTACTGAAGCAACTATCTACAGGAGAAGTTTTGCCAGATGATTTCGATATAGAAGAGGAGATAGAAAGCACACAGCAGGGAGGTTTAACAGAAGTAGAGCCACCAGAAGAACCTGACCCAGAGCCAGAGGAGCAAGAGGAAGAATGATAGATGGATACTCCAGAGGTATTTTTTAGGGAAACTATTGATCTAAATAGGTATAGTAATTCTGTTGCAAAGAAATATGCTGTCACTTACAACGAAATAATAGTAAATGCAGCCAAACAACTTAAACAGATAGACCTCAGACAACAAGCGGCAGATGCTGGTGTAGTTATAGCACCTCAAACAAGGAAAAGACTTAGAGCAATAATTAAACAATCTAAGGATAGTCTTGCAACATGGTCAACTAAATCTGCTATTGATTTCAAAAAAGAACTTCAAGGAGTGACAATACTACAAAAAGATTTTATTGAAAACGAATTGAAAAAGGTTACAGCATCTGGTGATGTGCCTATAAACAGTGTTGCAATAAGTCCAAAGTATGCAGAGTCAGTAATAATGACTGACCCATCAAAGGTAAATATTTTTACAAGTAAAGCTTTTACAGAAGATAATTTTGTCAACTTTGGTTCTGGTAAATTTAGTCTTACAGCAACGCAAGGGGCTGCAATCAGGCTGCCAAATGGCACAACGGTAAGTAAAGCGTTTAGGGGTTTAGCAGAATCCTCAGCAGAGAGATTAGATTTAGCTGTCAGATCAGGAGTGTTTGCTGGTGAGTCACTAGATCAGATTACTAGGAGACTTGTTGGTAGGCTTGAGTTTGCAGACTTTGGGCCTCTATCTGTCAAACAGTTGGCTTTAGCTGGAGGCGAACTTACTAAAGTAGCTAATAATCAAATCTCAACTATTGTCAGAACATCTGTTAATCAAGTTACAAATCAGGCATCACAGGCTGTATATGCAGCAAATAAAAAGGTTGCACCTAAATATGAATATGTTGCAACGCTAGACTCTAGGACAAGTCCGATATGTCAGAGGTTAGATGGTCAGATATTTGATTACAACAAAGGCCCGACACCACCTCAACACTTTAATTGTCGATCAACTACTGTCCCTGTTGTTGACTTTGATGGTTTGCAAAAGAAATATCCTAGTCTTGAAAAACCACCAGCGACTAAGCTTGATACAAGGCCAAGTATTACAGGGAGAGTGCCACAGGGAACACCATACGGCAACTGGCTTTTGCAACAGGATAAAAAGCTGCAAGTTAAGACTTTAGGTAATGAAGGCAAGGTAAACTTTTTTAAAAAGCTTGCAAAGAGAGAAGGTTCTGGACAGGCAGCCTTAAGAAAGATGATAAGAACAGATGGCAGTGAAAGAAGTTTGAAGGACTTGGAGAGATTGTATGGTAAGCCTAGTGACATAACGATTAAGATACCAAAGCCCAAGCCTGTGGCAAAGCCTGTTGGATTTGAAAGAAGGCTTGTAGATTCAAGCCCAGAGCAATTAAGAAAAGATGGCAGGGCGTTAATGAATGAAGTGGGAGAGTTTGATACAGCTAAACTTAAAAAATTAAATGATAACTTTAGATCGGCTGCGGCAAAAAGTGGTTCTAATTTGAAGCCAGAGTTGGCTGATAAATTACAGGCAGATTTTGAAAAAGCTAAAAATGAATACTTAAATTATCGTGGACAGATTTTACAAAAATTTGAAAAATTAAAAAATAAAATGCTAGAAACACCCCTCAGTCAATCGCAAATAGATGGTTTTGTAAAAAATACGAAGATTACAACATGGCAAGCTGCACAAAAAACAGAAATTAGGGGTTATTTAAGTGAATATATAAGAATGTTCAATGGTAATGGTTTCATTGCTGCCCCTAATGGTGTTCCACCTATAACAAAAATAGGCAAAGCACAAAGGGCATCAAACAGTTACTGGAAAGGTCAAATGTCAACAAGTGGTGGAAGAAACTATGTAAGTAAATCAACGACTTTCCATGAAATAACTCACTCAGTAGAGGTAATGAACCCTAAATTAAATAACTATATGAACGAGTGGAAGTTTAATAAAGCATTTACAGATAAAACAAAAATTCAAGAGGTTATTCATAAGAAAAAAGCTCTTGCATCTAGTGGTGCATCTGATTTAGCAAAGAAAAAACCAGTATATAAGCTAAAAGATATTACTCATATCAATTATGATGCCAGAGAAAAAGCGTTTGTTGATAAATATTTAGACCCTTACATGGGTAAAATATATGAGCCAGATAATTTTGTTAAAAGGTTTGGTATTGATGGTTCACCAGAAGCTTCAGAAGTTTTGACAATGACAGTGCAACAGTTTGCTGATGTAGAAAATATGCCAAGAGTATTAGCTGACCACCCCGATCTTTTTGAACTTATTGTTGGTATGTCTAGGGCAAAGGGTCTGTAGAGTATCCAGTGGGATAGCTTTGTAAATCTTTTACCGCTTGAAGTCTTGACTTCTCTGGTACTTTTACATTTGACAATCCAACTGAATCAACGGCTGCATTGATAACATCTGCAATATCACATTTGTCTTTATCAAATAAATGACCATGTACTCCATAAAGTCCCTCTTTTATATCATTATTCCAAAAGTCAACAGCATCTTTTGAACCTACAGCTTTTGCTGTTTTGTTAGAATGTTGAATTTCAATATCCCCTAATGGAGTGGTGATAGTTATAGTAAGCATAGTTGTAGTTTAGTTATGCCACTAAAAAAAGGCAAATCACAAAAGACTATTTCTGGCAACATTCGTTTGCTGATGAAAGAGGGCAAGACATTAAAACAAGCTCAAGCAATAGCTTTATCAACTGCTAAAAAACGCAAAAGGAAGTAATATAAAGACAGTTACTTTTATTGTCATGCCTTCACACTACGGATCAATGAAGCCCAAAGGAACAAAGAAGAAAAAGAAAGGAGGCAAAAAGTAATGGGATATATTTTTAAGGTACAGGGCGAAGAAACAAAAAAGCCTAAAGAAACTAAGCCCACTGCTAAAAAGAAAACTAAAAAGTGAGAAGATTCCGCAAAGTTGCAAAAGACAAAAAAACTGGCGTTGCTAAGAAATACCTTAGTGGAGCCAAAAACAAGAGTGCAAAAGCGGCTGAAATTAAACGTACAGCAGAAGCCTACAAAAGAGGTGAATTTATTGATATAAAAGCAGTATCCAAATCACGCACAAAACAAGATGGCTCCAAAAAGAAAACCACTAAGCGCCGCCGTAGAAAAAAGTCTTAGGGCAAAGGCAGAAAAATCCAGATTCACATATCGTCAGCTTGCAGCCGTATATAGGCGTGGACAAGGAGCTTACTTGTCTAGTGGATCAAGAAATGTTCCTATGGGTGCGTGGGCTATGGGTAGAGTCAATAGTTTTATTTCTGGAAAGGGTGGAGCAAGAAAAGCAGATGCTGATTTGTTGAGGAAAAAGAAGTGAAACTTACCACCAGACAAAAGAACACACTTGCAAAGCACCAGAAAGCTCATGGTCACACAAAGGCTCATATGGAATATATGAAACGTAAGATGAGAGAAGGGGTTTCATTTACTGAAGCACACAATATGGCAATGAAGAGGAAG